AAACTGGATCTGGTATTGTTCCTGCATTTAATAATCTTTATGATGTGTGGATAGATTTTGGTAGTACCACAACTGACAGTGGTAATAGTTTATTGGGATTTATTAATCAGCATGGATTTTACGATGCCAGATCGACAGAAAATCCAGGAAATTACTTAGCGTTGTTTTGCTCAGAAGCAGTTCTTCCAGGGTCACAAATTCAAACATCACAAGTTGATGGATTAAGACAAGGTGTATCTTCAAACTATGCCATTTTTAGAAGATATCCTGATATTACATTAACATATTATTCTCAAAAAGATTATTATACAAATGAAGTTTTCAATGCTTGGATGGAATATATTTCACCAACTACATTATCATCTGGTGGGCACGGTGCAAATACTCAACAAAGAAAAAATGATCGTGCTGCATATAAGAAATTAAAATATCCCCTTAGTTACAAGTGTGATATTCAAATAACTGCATTTAGTGGAGATATTCTTCCTGAGAATAATCGATTAAGATCGACTGATAGTGTTAGAAATTCTGCTAGAATGTCAAGTAGCATTACTTATCATTTAATGGATGCATTTCCTGTTAATATTGTTGCTGCTCCATTAGCATATGGTGATGCTGAATTGATTAAAACTGCAGTAACATTTAAATACGATTATTATTATACTGATAGAACTTCTAGATCTTTTGATACTGATACTCTTGTAAGATCAGATTTTGGAAAGAACGTTAGAAATCCATTCTAAATAAAGACAATGATGTGAATTTTTATGCCATTACCTAAGGTTGTAACTCCTACATTTGAACTAGATCTCATTTCAACTGGTAAGACAATTAAATATCGTCCATTTCTCGTTAAGGAAGAAAAAGTTCTTCTGATTGCACTTGAAAGCGGTAATGAAAAGGATATTTTAAACGCTGTAAAGGATGTTTTAAAATCCTGTGTTCTTACTCGTGGTGTAAAAGTAGAAGATCTTCCTAGTTTTGAACTTGAATATCTTTTCTTGAATATTCGTAGCAAGTCTGTTGGTGAAAGTGTAGAACTTCTAGTTACCTGCACTGACGATGGAGAAACTCAAGTTCCATTGTCAGTTAAAATTAATGAAGTAAAACTTGTTGTTCCTGATGGACATAATGATCTAATTGAACTTGGCGGAGGATTATTCATGAAATTGAAATATCCTTCAATGCAACAGTTTGTAGAGAATAACTTCTCACTTTCAAAAGCGGGAACTAATTCAGAAAAAATTGATAAAGCGTTTAAGTCTGTAATCTCATGCATCGAACAACTTTATAATGAAGACGAAGCATGGTCATATTCAGATTATACTGAAAAAGAATGGATTGAATTTCTTGAGGGATTGGATAGTTTTCAATTCCAAATGATTGAGAAGTTTTTTGAAACAATGCCAAAGTTATCATATTCTACAAAGATAAAAAATCCCAACACTGGTGTTGATACTGATGTCCTAATTGAGGGATTAACAAATTTTTTCGCATAATGCTATATCATACAGATATGACTTCATATTTTGAAGATAACTTTGCGTTGATGCATTATCATAAATGGAGTTTATTTGAAATTGAAAACTTGATGCCTTGGGAAAAGGAAATTTATATCAAATACCTAGAGAATTATTTGGAGAAGAAAAAGTTAGAGGCAGCACAAGCAGCAAATGCAATTAGTTGAGCCACAAAATCAAATCCTTCCTGGTATTGTTAGCGTAGAGAAGAAGTCTCCATCTCTTACTCCTTTACGTCGTAGGATGGGTTTGGCTTATGATAAGTTGCTCATGGAAGCGGAAGAAAGAGAAGGATCTCTTTCTCCAAAAACGATTAGAACTTTAGGTAAATTAGTTCTAGAGTTTGAACAAGTCAATACTAATCTTGCATCAATTCAAGCACAGATTAGACAAGACATTCGTGATAAGAAAAGATATTTTGATGACGAGAAAAAATTATACAAGAAGGAAGAAGAAAACTTAACCAGTTTACGTGGATCATTCTTTGATCTGAGATCTAAGTTTGCTGGAATATCTGCAGCTCTTGCTGGTAAAGCATTACTAGAAGGTAGATTTGGTGATGCTGCTGCCAATGCTGGGTTTGCAGTTACTGCAATGCTCCCAGAGATCGTTAATATCGCTTCTGGACTAGTTCTTTCACGAATGGCACTTGGTGGTATGGGACGTGCTGCGGCAGGTGCTACCATCGCCCGTGGGGGTGGTGTAAGAATGCCTGGTATGGGCGGACTGGGTATGCTTGGACTTGCAGCAGCAGTTCCTCTTACAATGGGTGCTGCAGATGTAAGAAGACAAGAATTAGTAAGAAGACAAACTGGATCTGCTGGTATTAGTCCAGACGATGTAGATAGATTTCAAGCGACAGTAACTCGTTTTGATGCAATTTTATCGCAAAAAGGTGGTGGAGGAAAAGCACAAGAACAACCAAAGGTTGCTGTAGAAGAGGATCCTCGTGGTAAAGATGATAAAAAACCACCACCACCATTAAAAGCTCCATCTGGAGATGTGTTTGCTGGTGATATTCTTGCAGACACTCCAGAAGAAAAAGCATTGATTGCAACTGTTAGAGAAACAGAAGGAACCGCAGGTAAAGATGGATATAGTACGTTTTTCGGTGGTTCTTTATATGGTGGTGATTTACGGAAAAAAACCGTCGCTGAAGTTGCTGAGTTGCAAAAAAAATTCCTTAGAGAAGGTAGAGGTAGATTTTATGATGCTGGAACGAAAACATATAGACAATCTGGTGTTGTTGGTGCTGGACAATTTAAATATCCAGAACAGATTGCTAGATCTATGGGAATGGATCCAGCAAAAACACTATTTGATGAAGCGTTTCAAAATAGTGCAATACTTTATTCTGCAAGAAAAAAAAGAGGTGTAGATCCAAGCAAACCATTAACGCTTCAGGATATTCAGGCATTAAATCCAGAATGGTCTGGTCTTGGTCCTTACTATGGACAAACAACAAGAACTATCGAACAATCTTTAAAATTATATCAACAAAATTTAAGAGAAGCACAAAAGGTAGAAACTAAACCAAAACCAACAAGAAAACCTCCATCAGAAGATCCAAGATCTCAGAGTATGCAGTTTATGAAACCTGCAGGTTCTGATATTTCTTTAATTACAATTCCTGGACAACAAAAGGTTGCTAAACCACAAGGACCAAAAACTGCTCCAGCTTCATCTGAAGTTGCATTCAATACAACTTTTGAAAGTGTTGATAGATTTACTTCTAATCTTATTCTAGGGGTGTATAGTTCATGAACTTAGAACAGGTATTAGCAGTTGCTGCATCCAATAAAACAAATAGTGTCAATCTTGAAAAACTATTTGCAAAGTCTGTTGCAACAACAAATGAGGTTGAAACTCAACGATTACGTGCTAAAACCCAACTTCTAGAAGTAAGACAGAAAACTTATTCTGCGATCAGACAGTCTCAAGAAGAACAAGAAAAGAAAGGTGGTGTCTTAGATAAAATTCTTGGTACTCTTGGTCTTGCAGGATTAGCAAAAGGATTAAAAGGTGCTAAACCACCAACAGGTGGAGCAGGTGTTGTATCACCTAAACCCAGACCTGGTGGACCTAGAATTGGTCGTGGAGTTGCTGGATTGAATGTATTGTTTGGTGGTATTGATTTTATGCAACGTCGATCCGCAGGACAATCTAACTTACAGGCAGGAATTGGTGCTGGTGCTGGTGTTGCTGGCGGTATGGCAGGTGCTGCTTTAGGAGCAAAGATTGGTGCTGGATTGGGTACATTAGTTGCTCCTGGATTAGGAACTCTTGTTGGTGGTGGAATAGGAACATTAGTTGGTGGTGGTATTGGTGCAATGGCAGCAGGGAATGTTGCTGACCGAGCAACTGGTGTTGATGCTGGTGAACAGGAAGTTGAAAGAAGGGTTCAAGAAGAAGAAAAGAAAACAAGTTTATTGATCACAAAAACACCATTCTCAGGTGCTTTAGATGCTTTCGATTCTGCATTAGATAAACTTGCATCTTTCCCTGGTGGCATTTGTGCTTGTGCAGGAAGAGAAGCACCACCAGAAATGATGCCTACACAGAGAAGAAAAGATCAACTTCAAAAGGCATATGAAGAGGGTTATAATAAAGGTGTCGGAGAAGGCAGAAAACAGGGCGGAGTCGCTGGATTTATCGCTGGAGCAATTGTTGTTGGTGGTATTGTTTACTTGGACCAAAGATTTACTGGTGGCAGAGCTGGTAAACTTATAAGGATTGGCAAACTTACAGATCTTGTTCAAAAAACCCCACCAAAACCAGCACCAGCACCATCAGCACCAAGAACCCCAATAAATCCTAGACAAGTTAGAATTGAAGAACCACAATTACCACAAACCCCAACAGTAGAACCACCACCAATAGTTAGACCAGCAACAAAAATTATAAAAAAATCCCGACAACCACAACCAAATATTGAAACAAATGTTCCTGGTGGTACAAAAGGTCTAACCGATTATCAAAGAGATGTTTTAAATGCCCCAGGGTCAGCAAGACCTGCTTCTTCTCCAACATTGCAGCAATCTGTTGAACAATATAAAAATTTATTAGATGATGTATTTAAAAAACCTTCTGGTGGTGGACCAGCAAGACAAATATCAGAACCAACACCACCTCCTGTAGGTCCTCAAAGTAGTGTAGGTGGATCTAATATCATTGCATTAGCAGAACCAAATACCACAATTGTTCCTGTTCCTGTAGGCGGTGGAACACAAATCATAGGTGGTGGTGGAGCAACGCCATATCAGGCTGCTGCTAAATATGCTCAGATGATGTCACAGATAACTGCATAATGTCCAATTTTCTAAAAGGACATAAAGTAACAGAGCTTCTTATTGCTTCTCCAAAGGGAGATAGGTTTGAGGATGTTCGTTTACAGTCTGGTCTCATCAGTTACTATGAAGATGTTACAGATAGTTCAATTCACTTTGAGATTGATATATTAGATACCAGTGGCAAATTAGCAAAACTACCTGTAAGAAGTGGTGCAGTTGTATATCTTACAATTACGCATCCTTCAGGAGAAATAAGATTTGATCAAAACAATCCATTAGTTATTAGCAATATTAAAACAGGAACAGCAACAGCAAAACGAGAAGTTTATACTTTAATTCTAGAAACACAAGGATCATTCAGCAATCATACGACAAGATTGTATCGAAAATACACAGGTAAACTCGATACAATTATAAGAAAAATATTAGAAAAAGATCTTAATATCAGTTCATCAAGAATAAGAAGGCTTGAAGAAACTTCAAACACTTATAGTTTCATGGGAAATTATAAGAAACCTTTATTTACTTGTACTTGGTTATGTCCTAAATCTATTCCATTAGTTAATAATGGAAAGAATTCTGGAACTGCTGGATATTTTTTCTATGAAGCACTTGATGGATATTACTTCAGAAGTATTGACAATATCTTTAACGAAGCAAAGAAAAATAAAGACAAAATTTTAAAATACGATTATCACGAAACAGTCGATGCATTAAGTCCAAATAATAATTACAAACTTGTTTCGCCTCCAGTTTGGAGAGAAAGTCATGATATCCTAGAAAAACTCAGACTAGGGATGTACAGATCTTCTAATTGGTTTTATAATATCATCACAAGATCGCCAGACTTTCAAGATTACTACTTTGGACAAAGTATCAACAAACAACTAACGTTATCAAACGAAGTTGAGAATATTCCTAACAATATTGATGCTTATCCATCAAGAATTATAATGGGAGTAATCGACACAGGAACGTTATCTGCAAAGGGTGATTTAACTACACCACAATATCAACCATTATTCCAATCACAAGGAATTGCAAGATACGCATCACTGTTTTCTCAAACTTTATCGATAACAGTGCCAATGAATATGACTTTAAGAGTTGGGGAAGTAATATTCTGCAACTTTTCTAAGATAAATAAGCAAGAATCAGATTTTGGTTCCGATCCTAGTTCAGGATACTATATGATCAAGTCGTTGGCACATAAATTTTCTTCAAGAGGCGATTTTACTGGATTGACTTTAGTAAGAGATTCCTACGCACAACTAACATGAGAACCATCGAAGACCACATAGAAAAGGATACCACAGATCTTTATGATCCTGGTATTTCTTCACAACGACGCCGTTTTCTAGAACAAGAACTAGAAGACTTGAAAATATATCAGGCAAATCATCCTGGTGAAGATCACGATCCAACTCCTTTTGAGGTTTATTGTGATCTAAATCCAAATGCACTTGAGTGTAGAATTTACGAAAACTGATGCTGGAGCAACGCCTATCTAAGATCAACTTTATCGGAGAAGATGGATTTCACTGGTTCATCGGACAGGTAACAGCTGATCCTAGTTGGCGAGAATTTAGCACAAAATATGGTTATCGAGCAAAAGTTAGGATCTTAGGTCGTCATCCAGCATCTAATGAAGTTCCTGATAGTGAATTACCTTGGGCACATTTTCTAGTACCACCAAATCTTGGTGCTGGTAAAAACTTTGGTGGTACTAGTTTTGGTTTGCAAGGTGGAGAAACTGTTCTAGGATTTTTCCTAGACGGTGATGATATGCAGCAACCCATCATTTTGGGTGCATTGTTTAGTGGTGAGGCAGAAAAGAACCTTGTTGCTTGGCAGAAATCTGTAGATAAAGGCACAAGTGGATTTCTACCAATTGATTTTAACAGACAATTAAAATATTCAACTGCAGTAAGACCTGCTACTGGAGGATCTCCAACAGGGAATGGAGTTCCTGGTGGTGGTAAAACTGCAGACGGTAAAGAAAGTCTTCAAGGAAAGCAAAATAACGAAGTAAAGAAAAAGATTGTAGGACGCGCTAAAAAATGTAAAGGTGGTAAGGGATTTTTGTGGGAAGTTTCAAGAGCCCTAGCATCTTTTATTGAAGTAACTAGAGATCTGATCAATTATCAACAAGGATATATTGATCCTATTTTAGGACAAATTGCTGACATTGGATCTTTAATTGGACAAACATCAGACTTGATTGCAGGAGCATTTTCTCAGTTAATTCGATTGGCGAGAAAGTATATGTTCCAAAAAATTTATAATGGTGTAAAAGATTTATTGAATTTCCTTGTTCCAGACAGTCTTTTGAAAGATATTGCAATTAAAAAATCGATGGATACCATCTTTTGTTTAATTGAAAATATTATAAAGGGACTTAAAAAATTCATTAGTGATTTCTTGCTACAGATGCTCGGGAAAATTATCAATATTCCACTTTGTGCTGCGGAACAATTCATCGGTGGACTTATTTCATCCATTGGTAATGAAATTCAAGAAGCAATCGGACCAGCAATGGATGCTATCCAGCAAGTCATTGGATCTATTGGTTCGTTTACGGGATATATGGCTCAAGCAATTAATTATGCTCAAATTGGATTGAATTTCTTAAAGTGTGAAGGTGAAATTTGTGAACCAACACCATACAACTGGGCAATAAATTTTGGACCAACACCACAAGAAGTTGCAGATTTTAGAAGAACAATAAGTCTTTCTGGTAGAATTAATAATCTTAAAAAAGATGTTTCAAATACTCTTGAAGGATGGTTTCCTAAAGATGAAGTTGGTGATGAAGTTGTTGATAGTTTGGTTAAAGGATGTGATCCATACAGTCTTGTTTGTGGTCCACCAGGAGTTCTTATCTTCGGCGGCGGCGGTGCTGGTGCTGCAGCAAGAGCAGTTGTTAATAGTCTAGGACAGGTTGTTGGCGTGAATATGCTTGATGTTGGATTTGCTTATTCTGGAAGACCATTTGTTCAGTTTGTTGATGCTTGTGATAATGGATATGGTGCTACTGGACAGGCAATCGTAGAAAATGGTCAAATAACCAATATTGTCATGCTTGAAACTGGTGGTGGATACATTCCAACATCAGAAATTACTCCAGACAATCAGGGTGAAGATGTTGTTGGACAACTCAATAGTGTTCAAATCGTTAACACTGGTATCGGTTATTCGGAAGATGATATGATTGAAAGCGAATGTGGTGTGCTTAAACCAGTTTTAGATGGTGAGGGTAGAATTATTGGTGCTAATATTATTTCATCTGAACTTGGATGTACAACTCTTCCAGACTTGTCAATAAATAGTGCCACTGGTGTAGGAGCGATTATTAGACCTGTTATGAAGTATGTTAGAAG